AGAACACACCAACAGATCCAGCTAAGTGGGCTTACTACAAAGCACAGGCTAAGAAAAAATTTGACGTTTACCCATCGGCATATGCAAATGGATGGGCAGCAAAAAAATATAAAGCAGCTGGTGGTGGATGGAAGAAATCGTAAACAACAAAACGTAGATATTTATTAACATGAATACAAACCCAAAAACTCTAGTAGCTGTAAAGTGGGCTGACCTAAAGACATCGTCAGATCTAACAGATTTCATATTAGATCAAATGCAAGACGGTGATCAAAACGCACAAAGCTATATAACAAGACAATGGTTAGCAGGCACACTCACAGCATTAAAGGATCTTGATTCTACAATTCAAGATGAAGAAGATTTTGATCCAAAGCTAACAAGAGAGCTTGCGGAAGTAGCAAAAGTCGTTACCGCAAAAGGAATACAAATAATTTTAGTAGAATGAAACTGATCAACCTAATACCTCTAAGAGAGGCAGACGAGCCAACTTCACCAGAATTGATCGCTACTCCTTACTTCCGTGAATTTCAAACAGCTCATGGATATAAACCTTTATTTAAATTTTTAGGAATAAAAGGAGAGGAGATGATCTTTACTGCCGATGTAACAGACTTTGGTATGCTTGACTTGATTATTAGTGACGCAAAGCTTGTAGCTAAAGTTACTGAGAAAACTGCTATCTTTGGAATTGTATACACTCTAACTGGATTGGAGCGTTTTGATGCAACTGTTTGTGCAATGAAGCAAAAGGATGGAGTAATTGAGCGTATTACATTCGATAACAAAGACAAGAAAAACTTCGGAGCAGCACAAACAAATTTCTTAAAGCTAATTGAAGACCAAAAGTAATGTTCAAGGTACTAGATTATAAGTTAGTACAACACCCATATATTAGTGAGCCACTACCAGACGAATCCGTGTTTGAAAGGTTAGTGGCTCCTGAATTTTTTGATAGGTTTGGTTACGAGCTAACCTACATAGAAAGCCTCTACCACCAACACAACAAAATACCTGGCCATGTATTAGTGCCAGGAAGTCCAACAGACGCAGCAGCGTGTATACAAGATTGGATGATACAAGAGGAGATTCACCCACACATATTCTTAGACCATTGCCATCTCAACACAAGATACGCTTATGAGGGAAAAGCATTAGAGCAATTAAAAAGACTTAGTGTAGAGTACCCACGACTAGTGAAAATCCTAAACATTAAACCAAAGTACATGGTTGATTTTTGTGTGGATTATATAATAGACGGTAAAGTAGTGGAGCTAATGCACATTGAACACGACTTTCACGACTTTACTCAATTTAAGAGCCATATTGCTTTTTGTGAAGTCCTTATAACAAAGACAAATTGGAACAAAGCCTATAGAGATTTAAAACCATTTTTTGAGAACGAATACAATTACGATGAGTATGCTCAAGCCCAATACAAAGCAAAATACTTTGGTTTAGATAAGTTAGATTACCTACATGAGCCAAAAATGTTATCGTATAAGAAGGTTTACTGATATTTATTTAAAAAACTATAACAATGCGTATTAAAGAATCACAATTTAGAGCACTCATTCGTAGAGAAATCAAAGCACTACTAGAAGCTGAGGGCGAAGATGAGATAAACATAGGAACTCCAGAAACAGGTGCTGAAGAGCAACCAGAAGCGCAACCAAAACCAGAGCAAGAAGAGGTTAGCAAAGCTACCAAAATGGCTCAAAAACTTGTTGAAAGAATCAAGCAAGATAGCGAACTCACCTCTGCTGAGTCAATTACTGACATGATAGTCGTATTTATGGAATCAATGGGATTCAGCAACGAAACAAAATTGCAAATTCTTAGAAACATTAAAACCGAAACAGTACGATGAAAACTTCGCACATAATCAAACGTCTACAAGAAGACACAGCTTACCAAGAGTTCTTTAAAAAGGCTATGGATAAGTTTGGCATTAGCTCAATTGGTGATTTGAGTGGTGATAAGAAGAAAGAATTCTTCAACTACATTGATAAGAATTACAAAGCTAAGGAAGAGACCAACGAAGGTCGTGTGCGTAGAAAACGCTAAACTTACAACAGTTACGTATGTCAGAAAAAACCTTAAAAGAGATCATTAAGGAGGAGTACGTTAAGTGCGCTACTAATCCTGGATACTTTATTAACAAGTACTGCATGATCCAACATCCAACAAGAGGAAAGATTCCTTTCCACTTATATCCATATCAGGTAACTACGCTGGATGACTTTATGAAGTACGATAGGACAATCGTACTCAAGTCTCGTCAGCTGGGTATTAGTACGCTTATTGCTGCTTATAGTCTATGGTTGATTCTTTTCCATAGCGATAAGAACGTACTTGTAGTGGCGATTGATCAGAACACGTCTAAGAACCTTGTAACAAAGGTTCGAGTTATGTTTGATAACTTACCAAGTTGGTTAAAGATGAAATGCGTAGAGAGTAATAAACTTTCAATGCGATTATCAAATGGTTCACAAATCAAAGCAGTAGCAAGTACAGGAACATCAGGACGTTCAGAAGCGTTATCGTTGGTTATCATCGATGAGGCAGCTTTCGTAGATGGAGCAGAAGAGTTGTGGGCATCTTTGCAACAAACGCTATCTACTGGAGGACGGTATCCTATTATCAACTCCAAACGGTACTGGTAACTTCTTTCACAAGATTTGGATTAAGGCAGAAGCTGGTGAGAATAAGTTCAAGACAATTCGTCTACCTTGGCAAGTCCATCCAGAAAGAAATCAAGAGTGGAGGGACAGGCAAGATGCTGAGTTAGGTCTTAGACTAGCAGCACAGGAATGTGATTGCCTATGGGGCTCTTCTGTGGTCACATTGCAAGATAAAGCGGGCAAGGAGTTTAAAATTACGCTAGAAGATTTATTTTGGAACTTGCAAGAAGGTGACTATTTATTGTAAATAGCACTCATGCAAGTGATTAATCAAAGCGCAAAAACAAAATTATCCTGGAACAAAATCAAGGATGGTATAAATAATGTTGATCTTTACTCAATTCAAGAGGTAGTTGAGCAGTTGCAGAAAGATGGATTGCACAGTTGTTTGGTTGGAAGAGGGAAAAACAGAACTCTTATGAAGAGCAATCCGAGATTGTACAAGTCTATAATGGAACACACCAACCACTTGGAGATTGCTTTTAAAGCTCAAAAATCATACAAAAGCACCTACAGCTTTACTAGCAGAATGCGTTTTATCCTAGAAAAGGATACAGACTTAACAAAGCTCAGATGCAAGTGTGGTAAAAAATACACATGGACAACCTACTGCAGACATTGTCCTGATTACAAGCAAAATCAACTTGGAAGACCGCATACAGAGGATGTTAAGCAGAAAATGAGACTATCCGCGCTAAGCTACATCAAACAGCTCAAAGGTCAGGTTATCCCAAGATATAATAAAGGTAGTATAAGTATTATTGAATCGTATGGTGTAGAACATGGATACACCTTTATGCATGCAGAAAATGGAGGGGAGTACTTTGTAAAAGAGTTGGGCTATTTTTTGGATGGATATGATCCAATAAACAATGTTGCTATAGAAATAGATGAAAAACGACATTTTGCAGGTAGTAGCCTCTGTGACAAAGATATTGAGAGGCAGAAGCAGATAGAAAATTTATTAGGTTGCAAGTTTATCAGGTTAAAGTATGATTGAGTCGTATAAAAATACAAAGTACAAAGTAAAGACGCCAACCGGCTATAAAAACTTTGTTGGAGTGAGAAGAACCACAAAGGCTAAGGTTGTACACATTACATTCGAAGACTTCACAGAATTGGAATGTTCTTTAGACCATATATTCGTGGTAGACGGATGTGAAGTACTAGGTAAAGACGTCAAGCCAAATCAAAAACTAGGCCCGAATAAAACTGTAACTGATACTAAAATTAAAGAGAATAAGAAGTTTCTTTACGATCTAATTGGTGTAGAAGATGATAGCTTATATATAGCCGACGAGATAGTATCACATAACTGTGACTTTAGTAGCTCGGGTAATACAGTCATAACACCAGAGCTTATTCAATGGTATTTACAAACAACAACACAAGAGCCAATACAAAAGCGTGGATATGATGAAGCCTATTGGATATGGGAACAACCATCCTACAACAAAAGCACCAGCTACATTGTGACAGCTGACGTTGCTCGAGGAGATGGAAGTGATTACTCGGCATTCCATGTAATAGACGTAGAGACTTTGACACAAGTAGCAGAGTATAAAGGCCAAATAACTACAAAGGATTTTGGCAATATGCTTGTTAGTGTGGCTACAGAGTGGAATGACGCATTGCTTGTGATAGAAAACAACAACGTAGGCTGGGCAACAATACAGCAGGTATTGGATAGAGGATATAAAAACCTATATTACACATATAAGAGTGATGTACTGGACTCTGATGTGTTTATTGCAAAAGGATATGACATGGCTAATAAGACAGACATGGTTGCAGGATTTACAATGTCCCACAAGGTTAGACCACTTGCTATTAGTAAGTTTGATTTGCTTACTCGAGAAAAAAGCATTATATTCAGAAGTAAGCGATTCATAGACGAGTTAGCAACTTTCATCTGGAAAGATGGAAAAGCGCAAGCAGCTAATGGCTATAATGATGACTTGGTTATGTGTATGTGTCAAGGTATTTGGGTTAGAGACACAGCCCTTAGACTTAGACAAGCAGGAATTGATTTGACAAAAGCAGCCTTAAATGCTACTAAAAATTCAGCAACAATCTACACAGGAGCCATGCAAAAAAACGGTAGCTGGAAGCACAATGTCAATGGTCGTGATGAGGATTTGACGTGGTTATTGTAAATTAGTGATATTTATCTAAAAGCGCTTTAAAATATGGCAGAGAACAAGCCTTCTCTATTTCAGAGGTTACAGAGACTGTTTTCTACTGACGTTATTATACGTAACGTTGGTGGTAATCAACTAAAGGTTATTGATACTGATAAAATTCAGTCAAGTGGTAATATTGACCAAAATAAGAGAGTTGATAGATTTTCTCGCATGTACCAAAACATGCCTGGATTTTCATATTATCACGGTCAACTTCACTTAGCAACTCGCTTAGAACTATTTAAAGATTATGAAGCAATGGACACAGATAGTATCATTGCATCAGCTTTAGACGTATACGCAGATGAATGCACAACAAAAGATGAAACCGGAAACGTACTGATCATTAGATCTCCTAATGAAAGGGTACAAAAGGTGTTACATAATTTATTCTATGATGTCCTAAACATTGAGTTTAATCTATGGCCATGGACTAGAAACATGATAAAGTATGGGGACT